CCCATCAAAAGTAAGCTTGATAAAGCTAAAACTAGCATCTTTGCCTCTGCTAAGAACGCAGTTAACTCTGCTAAAAACAGCCGTAGTGCTGCTCAAGTATCAGCTGCTAAAGAAAACATCATGAAGGCCATTAAAGCCTCTGCTACTGCCCGTAAAGGTAGGAAGCTTGTTCGTGGTAGAGGTGTAACTGGTATACGCGCAGGTATACGTAATGCTGTTATTACTGCCCGTGGTGCTTCTCGTTTTGCTGGTCGTGGTCGTAGGTAAGTAGGGGGTTAATATGTCTATATTGATTAAAATTGGAACTGCTGCTGCTAGCCGCCTTGCTAATAAGTTTGCTAAAAAACTAACAGCTAAACAACTAGCCGCTTCTCGTAAAAACATTCAAAAAGCTATTGCTGCACGAGTTCGTATGGCAGGTAACTCTGTTGTTGCTGTTGCTAAGAACCCTGTAAAAGCCTATGCTGTAACTGTTAGTTCTCGTGTAGTTAAAAGCAGGGCTAAGGCCGCTACTAAGACAGCAACACAGCTTAAATTTGCTAAAAGTTCTGCAGCGTCATTAAATTCTCGTTTTGTTGAGTCTTCTCGTAAACTTGC